GCTAAGTACCATTTCTGCAACTTGGCCAATCTCAGGCGCAATTACAAAAGCCGTTTCATAAATGCCACGCCTTGTTCTCAATAACGCCTATGTGCTATTTGCAAGCAACGATATTTCGGAGTTTGTGACACAGATAGAATTGAAAACAAGCGTGGATACAATTGACACAACCCAAATTGGCGCACAATCAAGAACGCGCCAGGCTGGAGTGTTTGATAATTCTGTGACTTTTCAGTTCAATCAAGATTATGCCGACAATGCCCTTGAAGAACTTGTCAATGGTACTTCAATGGCAAACACGACAGTTGGAACTGCAGTTGCAATGCAGATCAGGCCAGTAAATGCACCAGTAAGTGCGAGCAATCCAAAATACAGTTTTAACGCGGTTATCACCGAATGGCAATCTGTATCTGGTGAATTGGGAAGCCTTAGCACTGTTCAGGTTTCTTGGCCAATTTCAGGTAATATAACAAAATCAATCACATAAACTAGGGGGAAAAGATGGATGGATTATCAATTAAGTTAAAAACAACTGATGGTGTTGAGGCCTCTTACAAACTAACGCCTCGCATCATTGTTGCATTTGAACAAAACTTTGGTGGGGGTATGCCTAAGTTGCTGGGCGAAGGGCAAAAAGTAGAATATATCTATTGGCTTGCTTGGAAAGCGTTGCAGACAAACGGCCATGTTGTAAAAGTTTTTGGGCCTGAATTCTTAGATACTCTTGTCAGCGCCGAATTGGATGCTGATGAATCTTTCGAATCCACCGCAACAGCCTAACTTATACGATTGCAGCCGTTGCGGTTGAAACAGGTATTCCAATCAGTGATTTGCTTGATGCGCCTGAAGGTATGCTTGAAGCAATCACTATCTACATGAAGGAACGAGCTAAAGCCAATGGCTGAAGAAGTAATTGTTCTGTATGGCATTAAAGAAACTCTTGATGCACTTAAAGAGTTTGATAAAGATGCAGTTAAGCGCTTCAACAAGGTTATCAATACCGAATTGGCGGGGGCAGAGCGAGATGCCAAAAACATCATCCAAGATCGCCCACCGATGAGTGGCTGGCGCAGGGCCGATGCTGCCAAAGGCCGCACTCGCGGTGGTGCTGGTTGGCCTGGGTGGGATGCTGGCGAGATTAGGTCAAAGATTACAAAGACAAAGGCGCAAGGCAGGGTTCGTGGCGATTACACAACAAGTGCAGGTGCCTTACTTAACAAGTCTGCAGCAGGTGCAATCTTTGAAACTGCAGGCAAGAAAACTAAGGCAGGATTTGGTGGCGGCTCAGGTTCGCAATTCTTGCGAACTTTGGGCAACAGATTTGGTAAAGCCTCGCGTGTAGTATGGCGTGTTGTTGATAAAGATAGAGCAAGAATTGAAGAAAATGTAGCCCGTGCGCTTGAAGAAGCAAAAGCCGATCTACAGAAACACCTACAGGGAGAGCGAGCTAAATAAATGGCAGTTGGCGCAGTTGTAGCCCGCATCCTCACCCAGTATTCTGATAAAGGTTCAAAGGCTGCTACAAAAGACATAAACAAATTGGGCAAGAGTTTTGATAAGTTTGCCAAGAAATCTGCAAAAGCCTTTGGAGTAGCAGCGTTAGCAGCAGGAGCATTTGCAGTAAAGATTGGCAAAGATGCAGTTGAAGCTGCAATGGCAGATCAAAAATCACAAGCACTTCTTGCCAACTCTTTGCGTAATACTATTGGTGCAACCGATGGTGCAATTGAAGGCGTAGAAAAACACATAACTGCGCTTCAAAAGCAATTTTCAGTTGTGGATGATGAACTTCGCCCTGCATTTGGTCGTTTGGCTGCAGCGTTTGGCTCAACTACTGCAGCACAAGAAGCAATGCAAATTGCTTTAGATGTAAGCGCCTTTGCTGGCGTTGATCTTGCTACTGCAACAGAGGCAATAATTAAAGCAAGTCAGGGTCAATACAAGGCATTGAACAAACTTGTGCCAGGTATCGGTGCTGCAACAGTTGCAACAAAAGACTTTGGCAAGATTACCGATAAGGTTTCAAAGATTGTAGGCGGTTCGGCTGCCACTCGCGCAGGCACCCTTGAAGGTAAAATGGCTGGCCTTAAAATTGCATTTGGCGAAGCAATGGAAACTTTGGGTTATGCGCTTTTGCCAGTGCTTGAAAAGTTTGCAACATTGCTTACAACACAACTTTTGCCAAAGGTTGAAGCCTTTGTTGCATTGAACAAGGACAAATTAGCGGCAGGATTTGCCCTTGCTGCAGATATGGCTTTGAATTTACTTAACACTGCAGTTGCGTTTTCTAACTGGTGCGCAAATAATATGTTGCTCGTTAAGAGTATTGCAACGATCATTGTTGGAATGTTCGCAGTAGGTCGGCTTGCAGCTTTTGTAACTGCAATCCAGGCAATTGTTGCAGCGCTAGTAATTTTGCGAACAACTGCAGTTGGTGCCGCAATTGCAAATGCACTTGCAACAGGTGGTGCAAACCTTGCACTAGGAACCGCCGCAATTGCAGCAGCTTCAGGATATTTATATTTCAGTCAACGCGGCGATGCAAGCCCAACGCCAAAAAAGGGAATTAGCCCACGCGGTAATTCAAACAATCGCGATTTTATTACTAATCCTTTGGGGCCTGCTACTGATGGCCTTGAAAATTTTACTAGCGGTCTGAACAAAGCAACCGCAGCAGCAAAGAAATCTACAGATCAGTTAATCAATGAAGCGGCAGCAAAGAAAAACTTAGAACGCCAAAAGATGCTTTCAGGTTCAACATCACTTGCAGTTGGACAAGGTGGCAAGTTGTATGGGGCAAATAGTGGAAGAAATGTCATTGTCAATGTTGCAGGCTCAGTTACCACTGAAGGCGATCTTGTCACCGCAATTGCAAATGGATTAAGCCGCACAAATCGGCGTAGCTTTGGCAGCGCTGGGGGGCTTCTAACACTATGACCGCATTTGATGGAATCACAACGCCTGCAGTAACAGTGCAATTCTTAAAAAGTGGTTCATTTGTCACAGTTGCAACCAGTGATGTAATCAGCATAAACATTCGCCGTGGCCGAACACGCCAAAGTGAGCGCGATCAATGCGGTACTGCCGATATTATTCTCAACAATTTCAGCGGTATCTATAACCCTGATAATACCGATGCAAGTAACCCTTATGTTGTCAGCGGTGTAAACATTCTGCGTGATGGTTTGCAAATGCGCATTGTGGCAACTATCGGCGGTACCGCATACAACCTTTACTACGGCTTTTTGGAAATTACACGGGTTGATCAAGGCGAAGCCCCAGCGGTAACAATGACATTTGTTGATGGCATTGCCTACATCGCCGATGCCCAGGCACCAGCACTAGCCGCTGCCGCGAACGCTGAAACCGCAGCCACTCGCGTTGGCCGTATGTTAGACATTGTGGGCTGGCCAAGTGGCGGTTCACGCTCACTAACAGGTTCAGTGGGGATGCTGGCCACGGTGCAGAATCGTTCTTGTATGGCGTTGATCTACCAGGCAGTTGATGCCATCGCTGGCCGTTTCTATATCTCACGCAATAATGTTGCAACCCTTGTGCCTCTTGCTGACAAGTTCTCACGCCCAACCCAATTGCTTTTCACTGATACAGGTGCAAGCAACACTGTTGGCTATATGGAGTTATTCACCAACCCTGGCACTTATTATGTTGTAAATCAGGCAGTGGTTGATCGTGGCAATGCAAACAAGCAATACACATCAACCTATAACCCAAGCAAAAACTCATACGGTATTGCTAAGGCAGTTTTTGATGCACCTGTTGCAACCGATAGTAATGCTCAAAATTTAGCCTTATACGAATCACGCAAATTGGCTGACCCGCTTACCTATGTTGAGCGCATTGATTTTAACGCACTGGCAGTTGGCGATTATGGTGCCTTGTACCCTGACTTTCTATCAACTGAACTTGGCGATCAGGTAAGCGTTGTGCGCTCAGGTGTGCAATACAACCTAGTTGTCGAAGGTATGGCGTTTGTAATCGTGCAAAACAATTGGATGATGAGCTACACCACTTCAGCCATTAACCCTTACAGTATTACCATCTAGGGGGAACAATGCCTTTATGCCCGCAGATCACTAACACGCCAATCACGGTTTCATTAACTGCAGATTACACAGTTACCAATGTGTTGCCAGTTCTTCCTGCAAATACTGAACAACTAGCAGCAACTGATGCAAATGTTGCAGCGGCGGTGGCAACGGCAAATGCGGCAGCAGCAACTGCAGGAACTGCTCAAAGCACTGCCAATACCGCCCTTGCCAATGCAGCAACTGCATACAATGCCGCAATCGGCTCGCTTCAGCCAAGTGCCAGCACCATTGTTAATGCCAGCAATCAAATGACTGCAATAGCAGCCAACGGCATTACAGTTTATTCAGGTGCATCTTCATCAAGCGGTGCGCGTGTAGTAATGAACTCTGTTGGCCTTGCTGGTTACGATGCTTCAAACAATGCAACTTTTTCAATTACTGCATCAACAGGAGCCGCAGTATTTTCAGGTTCAGTTACTGGCGCAACCATTACTGGCGGAACTCTTAATATTGCTGGTAATGCCATCATCAATTCAAGTGGTTTATTGACTGCAACAGGTGCCACTATAACTGGCACGATCAATGCAACCGCAGGCTATTTTGGAACTGTAAGCAATGGATTCTCAATTAACTCAACAGGTTTGGTTGGCGTTGGTAGCGGAATCATTGTTGGCGGAACAATCACCACTAGCTCAGGTTCAAACTCAGTATCTTTGGTTGGCTCAAGCAACTCATTAACATTCAAAAATGGCGGCAGCAATGTAGGCCATATTGTGCCACTTTCCAGTAATGGTGTCATTATGCACTACGGCGCAACCGCCGATGGTTCAGGTGGAACATTCCCACAAATGTTCGTTGGTTCTGCAAATGCTTCAATGTCTGCCAGTTCAACACATAGCGTTGGTGTTTCAACATCAATTGGAATCAACTTAACTGCATCAAGCGGTGGTATCAACCTTAACAATCAAACAAACTATCCTGGTATTGCAACAGGTTCAGGCAGCACAATGGTTGTTGTTACTACAGGTTCCCGTATTGCTTACACAACATCATCTGAACGCTTCAAGCAAGATATCCAATACATTGCAAGCCCAGGATGGCTTGATAAGGTAATGGCGATGAAGCCAATCACCTACAAAACAAGTGAAGATTTTACAATTGAAGGTGAGCCAAATGAAACACAGTATGGTTTCCTGGCTGAAGATATTTATGATTTGGGTGGCGGTTTAGAAAAAGCCGTAGTTCTCGACCCACTAGGCGAGCCTTTCTCACTTTCATATGATCGTTTAACTGTATTTCTAACGCTTGCAATCAAGGAACTCAAAGCTGAAATAGATCAACTCAAGGGGGAATAATGGAAAAAGAAATAGACATTCAAGAAGTCTTAAAGAATATGCGTGAAACCATTGGCGTACTCGCCCAAGAAAACGCAGTTCTAAAAGCACAAATCACATCACTTAACTCATAACGGGAGAACCGCGCAAATGACACCAGCAAACTGGGCAGGCTTAATAGTATCTATCATCGCAATTGTAAGTGCATTTGCAGGTGCAGTTCGATGGCTTGTTAAGCATTACTTAGCCGAACTTAAGCCCAATGGTGGCAGTTCAATGCGCGATTCAATTAACAGACTTGAAGCACAAATGGACATTGTGCTTGACCTATTGGCAAAGAAGTGAGAGCAACACCAGCGGCAATGGCGGTGCTACGCCAAGCCACCGCCCTGAAGCCATTGCGCAAGAAACTTTCAGATGGCTTACTGCCATCGGCTGCCCATCAAAAGCAAAATCCAAAGTCAGATCATAATACTGGCCTAGCCGTGGACCTTACTCACGACCCTAAAGGTGGCATTGATTGCGCTGAAATCTTTGAAAAGTTAAAAGAGGACAAGCGCGTTGATTACTTAATTTTCAGCGGCAAGATTTGGTCAAAGGCCAAAGCTAAAGAAGGCAATCGCAAATACACTGGTTCAAACCAACACGAAAAGCACCTTCACATTTCCATCAAGGCAGAGTTTGCCAATGACACTTCACCGTGGTTTTGGTGGCTTAATCAGCCCAAAATAATTACACAAATCGGTGCTAAAATCGTACCGATTCCTGCAAAAAAAGCATACAAAGCCGAAGTTTGCACTTGTTGCAAAGTTCACGGCAAGAAATAAGGGAGCAATCAAATGGAACAATTCAAGCAAATCGCACTTTCTTGGTTTCGCGCAGCAGCAGCAGCAGCAATTGCCCTGTATCTTGCAGGCGAAACTGATCTAAAAACTCTTGGAATGGCCGCCGTTGCTGGCGCTGCAGGTCCAATCTTGAAATACTTAGATTCATCAGCAACAGAATTTGGCAACGGCTCAAAGTAATCCACCCCTAGTTTTTGGAGCAATTAAATGGCGGCAGGTACCTTAGATTTTACAATTGAACAAGGGGCAACTTTCAATCTTCTTTTAACTTGGGAGATTAACAATGTTGCAGTTAACCTCACTGGTTACACTGCCCGCCTACAAGCACGCGTTGATGTTGAAGATACTGAAACAATACTGAGTCTAACAACTGCAAATGGTGGCATCACTCTTGGCGGCGTACTTGGCACAATTAGCCTAGATCAAACTGCCACCCAAACAACACTTTTGCCACCAGGAACTTATGTTTATGATCTTGAATTGATTGCTTCAAATGCAACAGTTACACGCCTTGTGCAAGGTGAGCTACTCATCAGCGCAGAGGTGACACGATGAGTTCAATCGTCTATGTATCCTCAAGCACCACCGATGTAATTGCTGAAATTGCAAGTCCTGCCGAAGTTATTATTTCGAACCTTCAGGGTCCACAAGGTCCATCAGGACCTGCAGGTGCTACTGGTGCCACGGGTCCAATTGGCGCTACAGGTGCAAGCGGCCCTGCAGGTGTAACTGGTCCAGTTGGTGCAACAGGTGCTACAGGTCCAATTGGTGCTACAGGTCCAATTGGTGTTACTGGTCCAGTTGGTGCAACAGGTGCTACAGGTCCAGTTGGCGCTACAGGTCCACAAGGTATTCAGGGTATTCAGGGTGAAATTGGTGTAACTGGCCCAATCGGTGCTACAGGTCCAGTTGGTGCAACAGGTGCCGTAGGTGCTACTGGCCCAATCGGTGTTACTGGCCCAGTCGGTGCTACAGGTCCAATTGGTGCTACAGGTCCAGTTGGTGCCACTGGCCCACAAGGTATTCAAGGTGTAGCAGGTGCCACTGGTCCAACTGGTGCTACAGGTCCAACAGGTGCTGATTCAACAGTGCCAGGACCAACAGGTGTCACAGGTCCAATTGGTGCTACTGGCGCAACTGGTCCGATTGGTGCAACAGGTGTTGCTGGTCCAACTGGTGCTACTGGTGCTACAGGTCCTCAAGGATTTTCAACAGGTCGTTTCTATTATTTCAACGAAACAGTTACTGAACTCACTGGTTTCAAGCAATTGGGTGAAGAACCTGTTATTGCTGCAGAGCAAACAATAAATGTAACTGCAACAACCACACCTGTTTTAGTTCAATCTTATATTTCTGAACAATTTGGCGTTTCACTCATTCCTGCAGGTTCTCAGCGTTTCTATATTTACGGCTTAAAGTCTGCAAGCAATGATTCAACAAATCTTTATTGCACACTTAAACTTGCAGATGCAAGCGGAACTGTTATTTCAACCATTGGCAATACTGATTCAACGCTTGTTGGCTATAACTCAACAAGCCCAGTTGAAATTAAAACAGATATTGTTTTGCCTTCAACTGTAGTTGACCCAACCAACCGTATGATCGTTGAAATTTACGCATTTGTTAGTAGCGGTGGTGGCAAAAGTTTCACTTTCTATACTCAAGGTGCATCACATTATTCTTATGTAATTACATCATTGGCAGCCACTCAAGGTTCACAAGGTCCAACTGGCCCAACAGGTGCTACTGGACCTATTGGTGCTACTGGAGCTACAGGTCCAACTGGACCAATCGGTGCTACTGGTGCAAGCGGTGCTGATTCAATCGTTCCTGGCGCGACTGGTCCAACTGGACCAATCGGTGCCACTGGACCTGTTGGTGCAACTGGAGCAAATGGTGCAGATGGTGCTACGGGTGCCACTGGCCCAATCGGTGCCACTGGTCCACAAGGACCCGCAGGCATTGATGGTGCCACTGGCCCTGTTGGTGCATCAGGTGCAACTGGACCAGTTGGAGCAACTGGACCACAAGGGATTCAAGGCATCCAGGGTGATGTCGGCGTTACTGGACCGATAGGTGCAACTGGACCTGTTGGTGCTACTGGACCACAAGGAGTAACTGGAGATGTTGGACCTACTGGCCCTATTGGTGCCACTGGCAGTGTTGGCGCTACTGGTCCTGTTGGAGCAACTGGACCGATAGGTGCAACTGGTCCTGCAGGTGTTGATGGCGCTACTGGTCCAACTGGACCAATAGGCGCAACTGGCCCCGCAGGAGCCACTGGCGCTACTGGACCAGTTGGTGCAACTGGACCTACAGGTGCCACAGGCGCTGCAGGTGCCGCTGCTGCGATCACTTACTATTACATTGCAACGGCTGGCCAAACTACATTTAGCGGCGCAGATGCAAACACTTTAACGCTTTCTTACACAGTCGGTGCTGAGCAGGTGTATCTCAATGGTGTGCTTCTTGTTCGAACTACCGATTACACGGCTACTAATGGCACATCAGTTGTGCTGGCAAGTGCTGCAACACTAAATGATGTGGTAAATGTTGTGGCTTATGGTGCCTTCAATGTGGCCAATACCTATACCCAGGCGCAAACAAATGCGTTATTACAAGATTCAATTATTGCTGACATAATGGATACCTACTAAAGAAAGTTGTAACTAATGGCAACTACATCAAAGGCACTCTTTCGCGGAGCTGCAACTACGACTACATCAACGACCCTTTACACCGTTCCATCTGCTACAACAACTGTTGTAACTGAAATTCTAGTGGTCAACACTGCAGGTTCGGCTGGCACATTCACAATGTCACTCAATGATGTAAGCATTGCAACAACTGTAAATGTTGGCGCTAATGACTCAACAGTTATCCCATTGAAGCAAGTATTAGCCACAACTCAAACTATTAAAGGTGGCGCATCTGCTACAACAATCAACTTTCACATCTGCGGAGTTGAGATCGTCTAATGGCTTACATTGCAAAATTAACTAATACTGGTGGCGTTAAATCGCTCAACCGTTATGTGAGTATGAAGGCAGGAAATATTTTTGCTAGTGTTTCAGGTGGAACTCTTTCATCTGATGCCACATATTATTATCGTGCATTTACTGCAAATGGAAATTTAGTAGTATCTGATTTGGCAATTACCGCAGACATTCTTGTTATTGCAGGTGGCGGCTCAGGTGGCGGTGGCACTTATGATTATTGGGGCCAGGGTGGTGGTGGTGCAGGTGGTGTTGTTGCTTTAACATCGCAAACTTTAAGCCCTGGAACTTTTGCTGCCGTAATTGGAGCAGGTGGTGCTGGCTCAAACACTAGTTCTAACAGTGGAACCAATTCACAACTTGGTGCTTTGACTGCTGCCGTTGGCGGTGGTCGGGGTGCTGCTGAAGCAATTGGTCCTGCTATTGGTGGCTCAGGTGGTGGTGGTTCAGCAATTACTACCCCAACTGGAGCCGCTGGAACATCTGGACAAGGTTTTGCTGGCGGTAATTCATCAGTTAATGCAGGCGCAGGTGGTGGTGGTGCGGGTGCCGTTGGAGCAAATGGCGTTTCACAACCTCAAGCTGGAGCAGGTGGCGCAGGAGTATCAACTTATTCTTCTTGGGGTTCAGCAACTTCAACAGGCCAAAATGTTTCGGGAACATATTTTTATGCAGGTGGCGGTGGCGGTGGTTCAGTTCCTTATTATGGAGCAGTAACTCCCGCAGCAGGTGGAAATGGTGGCGGTGGCGCAGGCGGTTATGGTGGCAGTAATGCCGCAGTTCCAGTTAGTGGCACTGCAAATACAGGTGGCGGCGGCGGTGCTTGTGGTGGTCGTTCTGAAAGTGGTGTTGCTAGAACAAGTGGTTCAGGTGGTTCAGGAATTATTATTGTTCGCTATACCCGTTCACAGGTAGGTGGATAATGGCACATTGGGCAGAGATAGATCAAAACAATGTTGTTTTACGCGTTTTGGTTGGCGATAACAATGACCTAGCGGGCGATGAAGGCTACCAATGGTTGATAAATAATCTTGCTGGTACTTGGATTAAAACAAGTTACAACGGCAATATCCGCAAGAACTTTGCAGGCATTGGCTTTACTTATGATGAAGCACTAGATGCTTTCATCCCGCCTAAGTGCCACGATGAAGCTGAACTAGATACAGACACTTGCAACTGGAATTGCACTAATGAATCTCACAAGGAGCCTAGCCAATGACACGATCAAGAGATGTAGCCGATAGCCAAGACAACTTGGGCGGTGCGGTGGCACCGTTTGTTGCGGGCAAGAACAAGATTATCAATGGTGACTTTGGCATAAATCAAAGAAATTTTAGTTCTTCAACATCAGGCAGTGTTTATACATTTGACCGTTGGCTTAAAGATAATGGCGGAAATGATGGAACAACGACAACTTCAGCGCAAACTTTTACAGTAGGAACTGCACCTGTTGCTGGTTATGAAAGTATCAATTTTTTGCGTTCAGTAGTAACAGGTCAAACTGCTACAAATTGTTATTCACAAATATCACAAAAAATTGAAGATGTCAGAACCTTTGCAGGACAAACTATAACTTTATCTTTTTGGGGTAAAGCAGCAAGCGGAACACCTAAGATTGCAGTTGAGATTCGGCAAAACTTTGGCACAGGTGGTTCACCGTCCTCTGTTGCCCAAGCAGCAGGTGGTTCTGTAACACTTTCAACTTCTTGGGCTAGGTATTCTCTTACTATGAATATTCCTTCAATTAGTGGAAAAACATTAGGAACAACTGCAGGAACATCTTTTCTTCAATTATTGTTTTGGTTATCTGCTGGTTCAGATTACAATTCGCTGACTAACTCTCTTGGTATCCAAAATGCAACTATTGATATTTGGGGAATTCAAGCCGAAGCTGGCAGCGTAGCCACACCATTCACCACCGCATCAGGCTCAATCGGCGGGGAGTTGGCATTGTGTCAGCGGTATTACTATCGTGTTGGTGGTTCATCTGCTTATGAGCGTCTTAGCACAATGGCATCAGGTGCATCATCAACAACTTTGACCGCTACATTTGCAAGTCCAGTAACAATGCGAGTAGCGCCAACAATTGTTGATTATTCAACTTTGACATTTTGGGATGGTAGTGCTGGACTTAACCCAATTACAAATGTGGTTATTGCTTGGGCTGGTAGAAATATGACTGAATTTACAGTTACGGCAAGTGCTGGTGGAATTACCACTTATAGACCTTATTTTGTTATAGCAAATGGTTCAACAAATGCTTATCTTGCGTTAAGTGCGGAGTTGTAAAATGGAAAATGTAACCTTTATTGAAGTTGAATCAATGGGAATTGCACAAACCCACGCCATCATTGACCGTGGCAATGGGGAATTTACTTCAATGCTAAAAAGCACCTATGATGAAATGATCGCAGCTCAGGAAAATCTACCAACGCTATAACTAACAGTTCGGGGGAACTATGCGTTTTCATATTGTGGCACTGCCACACACACAGGTTATTCACGAATTTAGCGGGTGCGCCTTTACTGAAAAGGTGCGCCGCTTTTGCATAATGATGCACAATCTAGGCCACGAAGTATTCTTATATGCGGGCGATGAGGTTGAAGCACCTGTTACTGAATTGATTACCTGCGTTTCAAAGAAGCAACAAGAGGCAGCCCTTCACGGTGTAGCTCACTACACGCAGTTCCCGTTCAACGGGTGGCTTTGGGATAAGTTCAACGCAAAGGCAATTGCTGAAATTGCAGATCGCATTGAAAAGGAAGATTTCATTTGCTTAATCGGCGGCAGCGCACAAAAGCCAATTGCCGATGCCTTTCCTGCCCATATGTCGGTGGAGTTTGGCGTTGGCTACGGCGGTGTGTTTGCCAAGTATCGGGTGTTTGAATCCTATGCCTGGATGCACTCAATCTATGCAGGGTGGAAAAACCCAACAACTGCCGATGGCCAGTTCTATGATGCAGTGATTCCTGGCTATTTAGAACCTGAGATGTTCCCACTGGGAGATGGCAAGGGCGATGAAAAGGGTGAGTATTACCTGTTTATTGGTCGGTTAATTGATCGCAAGGGATACAGAATTGCCCAAGAAGTTTGCGAGCGATTAGGCAAGCGGCTCATCTTGGCGGGGCCTGGTGAGCAAAGCGGGTATGGCGAGTTTGTTGGTTCAGTCGGACCCGAACAACGAGCTAAACTGATGGGTGGAGCAATAGCAACATTTGCGCCAACTCTCTATGTAGAACCTTTTGGCAATGTGGTGATCGAATCACAGGCTTGTGGCACACCTACAATCACAACTGATTGGGGTGCATTTACAGAAAACAACCCTGAGAGTTCAGGGTTTAGATGCCGTACTTTGCGTGAATTTGTGCAGGCAGCCGAAGGGGTCAAATACCTAGATCGGCAAAAAGTGCGAAACCGTGCAGTTTCGCTCTATAACCTTGATACTATCGCCCTTCAATACGAGGCTTACTTTCAGCGATTATTAACCCTTTGGGGCGATGGCTGGTATGAAATGGGGGATGATGGAACGCGGTGAAATCTTAGATGAAGCCAAGCACCTTACTCACGGTGATCGCAATAAGAATTATGGAAAACCATTAACAAATCATCAGCGCATTGCTGGTTTATGGTCAATTTATTTAGAACAAGAGATTTCTCCATCTCAAGCTGCGATCTGCCTTGCACTTGTCAAAGTTGCTAGGTTGATTGAATCACCTGATCACCTTGATAGTTTTGTGGATGGCGCTGCATATTTTTCAATCGCTGGCGAGATCGCCACAGATTAAGTTTTAGGCGCGAAAACGCCCCCATAGAAAAACCCCCTGCAGCCGTTCCTGCGGGGGGTTTTTCGTTTCTTAATTATTTGATGTATTCGCGCAATGCTTGAATGATGATTGCGGTGGCGGTGGTGCCTTCATTTCGCGCTTTTTCTAATGCCAGTTGCCACAAGTCGGCATCAACGCGGATTGATCTAAGCGGTGTCATAGAACCACGCACTCAGTCATTGAACCCCAACACCAGCCAAGAAACTCAACCGTTGGTGCATCAATGCCAACCCACCAAAGGTTTGCAGCAATCTGCCAAGCCAAGATTATGCCAAGTGCAATTGCAACTGCGCGTACGCGCTTGCCACGCTTTGTAATCATTACTTATTCTCCAATTCTTGAATGTGTGCAATGGTCAGGGCTGAGTTAACAATTGCCCTGCGCAGTGATTCCTTCATCAAATCAAAATCACCTGATTCACTTGCATTGTTGAGATCACGGCTGATTTGAAACATTGTGTCAGCAATATCAATTACCAATTCTTTGTAAGCACCCATTTAGTTATTCTCCAAATTCGCTAGGTATGCCTCAAAGCAGGGCAGACATAAATTAACTTTCATCACTGATTCAAATGTTTCTTTGCAGGCATTGCACTTGCAGGTGTAGTTGGTTGAAAACATTTATGCACCTGCCTTTAACTTGTTGTATGGATGATCGGGTGAATTCCACGGAACGCAGGTTTCACACACTAGGTTTTCGCCACCCAAAAGATTTGTGTAATAGGCGCACCAAGTTCCAAGTGGTGTTTTGTGTTTGATTACTTTTGGTTTTGCTTGAAAAGCTGATCGCAAATACATACCTGCGTGATTGTCACAAGTAACTGTTCCATCATCATTGACCCATAAACGATTGTTCATCATTTGCCCATTTCTTCTAATAATGCTGAAAGCATCTCAAGGTGGTATTGCTCTTGCTCGCGTTCGTTGCAAGAGTTTGCTTCTTTTGCTTGTTCTAAATGGTAATCAGCAACATCTTTGATTTTCATACTAAGCACATCCCTAAAACATGAAATTCGCTAATTGATTTGATTGCATCTTTCTTTGTTGGTGCATCTTCAACAATGAAAGAATCAAACCAATTTGGAATCCATTCATTATTAACAAATTGGCAATCATCTTTTTTGTAAACATCCCAACCTTCGTTGTGTTTCCAATACACTAGATCGCAACATTTCTTTGGCATTATGCACCAACATTTCTGTCACAGGCTGGACACAATAGAAATGGTGTTTGATGCCATCCCCAGCGATGCCCGTTCAACATTGATTTGTAAAATGAATCTTCAATCTCGTTTGGAATTCCTGCATCAAATA